GCGCTCTGAACAGGAGAAGCCGTCGGAGGCAAAGGCGCTGCCTAAGAAGAAGATCATCAAGAAGTTGGCTGAGCCTGGTGCCGAGCCGGTTCTGTTCTTCGGAGCCGACGAGGGTAAGGGTGAGTGGCGAATGCTGTCTAACATGCACGAGGCTCCCTTCCAGATTGACTCGATCACATTCCCGACGGTGGAGCACTACTTCCAATGGGCAAAGGCCAAACAATTTGGCGATGGAGGCATCGCAGACAAGATTCTCAAGACGCCGTCGCCTAAGGCAGTCAAGGCACTTGGCAAGAAGGTCAAGGACTTTGTGAAGGAGGAGTGGGACAAGACTAAGGACGGTATCATGCGCATGGCGGTCAAGGCCAAGTTTATCCAGCACCCCGATCTCAAGACGAAGCTGTTGGAAACTGGAAAGCGACCGATTGGTGAGGCCTCTGCCCGCGATAAGTACTGGGGAATCGGAACCTCTGCAGATACGTCCAAGGCAAACGATCCGTCAAAGTGGCCGGGTAAGAATGTATTGGGCAAGATGCTTATGGAACTGCGGACAGAACTTACGCAGTAAAGAAAGAGAATAGAATAATGAAATATCCAAACATCCTCTTCTTCCGCGATGAAAAGTACGCTGCAATCGACACATTCCTTGCAGCGAATGAAGAGAGACTTAACTGTACCATCAACCCAACATCCAATCCAGAGGATGTTCTCAAACTTTTTGATGTGAACTACCACCTCATTGTGACCTATGGAAACTCGGAAGCGGAGTACTATGGGCGAATGGGACTCCTGGTGAATCGTATGCGCATGAGGTGGCTTCACTTTTCTGAGAACATTCACGACGTCGAGGCGTTCAATCGCGGCGTCAACTATTGCTACATCCACAACTGCTTAATCCCTCGGCAGTTTACTCGTCCTATTTTTTCGGTCTTTACGACCTGCTACAACTCGTATAACAAGTTCTATCGCCCCTATAACAGTCTGAAGGCCCAGTCGCTCAGGGACTGGGAGTGGGTGGTTGTGGACGATTCTCCCGACGATAAGCACTTCGAGTTCCTGCGGGACCTTGCAAAGAAGGACTCTCGCATTCGTCTGTACCGTAGATCTGAGAACAGTGGAAACATCGGCAATGTGAAGAATGAGGCTGCATCCATGTGCAGGGGCAAGTACGTGTTGGAGCTCGATCACGACGATGAGATCCTTGTCGACTGCCTTGCCGACGCAGCTAAGGTCTTTGACGACGACTCAGAGGTCGGATTTGTCTTTATGGATACAGCTCACCTCTACGAGAATGGCAACACTCACACCTACGGTGATCATTTTGGTCTTGGATATGCTGGATACTACTGCCAGAAGTATAATGGAACGTGGGTCAATGTGATTTCAACACCCAATATCAATAACTATACGCTCTCCCACATTGTCGGCGTCCCTAACCATCCGCGCATGTGGCGCCGTTCTACCCTGAATGAGATGGGAAACTACTCGGAATTCCTCCCAATCTGCGATGATCTTGAACTCTTGCTTCGCACAGCTGCGAACACCAAAATGGCTCGTGTGCACAAGCTCGCGTATATTCAGTATATGAACGATGGTTGGAATAACTTTTCACTGATCCGTAATGCAGAGATCAACCGTCTCACCCCGCATCACATTGTCCCCCAAGCGTACAAGGAGTTTAAGATTGATGAGGTGATGCGTGCAAAGGGTGGTTTTGAGGAGCCCACGGAGAACTGGTGGACCCTTCCGATGTGGAAGCGTGAGAATTTCACAAACAAGTATTGCAATAAGCTGATTAATCTCAACTACAAAAAGCAGTACTGTATTCTCGGCTACAGATGTTTGATGGAATGCATAGAGGAGGTTCGCCAACTCTATGAAAACCCTGAGAATGACTTCTTGGTGTTGGAGAATAGTATGTCCAAGGAGGACCTTTGTGGGATCCTCGATGGACTCAAGTTAACCCGAATGAGGTGCTATGCAATGTCAGATTGTACATGGGATCAGCTCTACAAGTACTTTTTCTTGGTCTACAAGAGCACGGATGCCCATGAGGTTTGGAACTCTAGCGATTCTGCCTATAGTAGTCTTCATATGACATCGTTGATGCCGGCGGTTGCGCCGCCGCCAGATCAGGAACAAACCGCTGAGACAACTTAGTTCCAATCACCTGGGTCGCCTGTTCCGGAGTGATCTCTCCCTTCTCGATCTTCCGCTTCAGTGCAAGCATCTCAAAAAAGGTCGTATCAAGACGATCCTCTGCGTGCATCTGAAAAAGGGAGGGATAATTGAAATAGAGAACCTTATTCTCCTCCTGAAGCTTCTCTTCGTATTGAACCTTGTTCGACTTCAGATGGGCCCACTTTGCTTTGGATCCGTCCATATTCCGCACATGCGCCTGGATCTGCGTAGCAGTAAGATCCTCTTGGTTAATACCGCGGGATCCGGCAATCACTTCCGCCTCAGTCAGTTCACGAGTTGTTTGGGGCATACCTATACTCCGACCAATGGCTTTAACTTTGTCATTAATGACGCACATTCATCATGAGTGGTCATTCCGGTTAAGATAATCTGACCCGTGCGGAAGACCTTTGCAATCCACTTGGTCTCTGGGAAATAGATCTTCACGGCGGGATAGACTGCAGGTTCATAGACCGTTGTGACGCCCTTTCCACGCAGCGACGCATACAGCGCATCACGAGATAAGTTCTTCGTATCCACCAACTTAGTCTTGTAGTTCATAAGCACCACGCGACGAGTGTCTGTCCATTCTCCAGACATCACAGCTCCAGGACAATGCTCCAGGATGTGTCCGCGCAGCCGCGTAGTCACATCTCGGTCATAGGACTCGTCTAGAACGCCCGTGATATGAAATACGCCGTTCTGGAAGATTTTGACGGTAATCTCTTTGCGAGGAAACGTCCCATTGCCGTCTGACATGACGACAACTGTAATTGAATTATGACCAAATCCGGTTGTGCGCTTAGGCGGGGTTGCCTTTGCCCTTCGCTTGATGAGATCACGCTTTGACGACCCCCTCTTCAGAACCCCCTGCTTTTCGATCTTGATCACCGAATCCGTAAGAGGGAGATCCTGAACCAACGTGTCGGTGTTGAGGCGAACTCCCATCGTGTAGAGGACGACCATTGTTGTGAGTGTTGGTTGATCCATTGGGTTGGACTGTGTAGACCCAATCGATTTCGTTTTTCCAGGCATGGGACAGTGAAAATGGGAATTGCGTAATTAAAATACAGTCAAATTGTCGGATTGCTTTTCGCAAGACAACTTCCTCATGTGGGGTCAACATCCATCCATCCAGATAGCCAAACCAGAGAACGCCTTTTGTTTGATGTGCCGTGATATCTAAGACGGTTTCCATCCACTTGTCAAGAGGAAGAATAGACAAGTCAAAACACCCAGGCGGTTTGGGTAGTTTGTAGGTATACACCGTCAACATACTTACCTTTCTACAAAGGTGTTTAAGCGTTAGGATCCGCCGTGTGAGGCCAGTTAATTGTGCTCTTCAGGGCCGCCGCCTGGGCAACGGTCAGACGACAGTTACAGGGTCCGGCAAGCAGGGACTTCTTGCAGGTCAGACAACAGTTACTGGAATATCCATTGCCATATGTCTGACGAGCAGCCTGGACCTTGGACAGCTCAGCATTCGCCGCCAGCTTGTCATTGAGCTCCGGGAGCTGAGACGACGATAAGCACGGCATTGTGTTCGTGATCTGCGAGTCCTTTGCATTGACCCGCAGTGCACCTTGCGCAACTGCCTGACCAGCCTTGTATGCAACGTATGTGGACATTGACTGAACCTTGTGACCGCCTCCATGATTATATCCCGATGAACCGCGCGTAGAGGGAGCATTCAACGGTAGCAGACAAGCAGTACTTGCAACTGCGGTCTCAAGGTTTCCAGAAGCAGCCAGACGGCGGACAATCTCAGTCTGGTGTCCAGCATCGCGATGCGGACGAGTGTCCGTGATCGTAACCATTCGCTGTTTCATCCGCCCAAGGTATTCGCTATAGGATGACATTTACTCTTATCCTTTAGGTAAAAAAGAAATGGAGCGGGTAAAACTGCGGATTCGGATTCCGAACATTTCTCACTGCGCTTGGAGCAGTTGTGTTGAACTAACAAAATCTAAGTACTGCAAGGACTGTTTATACGCCCGGGTGTGTGAAGAGGTGACGCCGACAGCACTCTCGAGTAAGCCCAAGATCGTTCATTGCTCTCCCCTCAGCAGTGACCTCAGTCGTCTTCGTCAGGTATACTAAGTCATCGTTCTCCGCTCGCCCATCAGCCTTGCGATACTTAGCAATAAGCCTGAGAAACTCCTTCCACTTACCAGCAAGTGGCAGATTACACGTGTAGCATCGGACGGGAATAGGGAAATCCATTGTGTCTCCTCTTATCTTGAGGAACACGCTTCCGTTTTTCTTGTCTGCCCGAAGAACAATGAAGATCCCGAAGAAATGGCTCCTGGCAGCGCTTGTACTTGCTGTGATTGCTGCGTTTGCATATATTACTGTGGCTCCTAACCGCCTTCAAGAGAAGATTGATTCTGATGTTGCGAAGGTCAATGCGCGTTTCACACCGAGTGAGTCTATCGATCTGTCGATGGCCATGAAGATCCTGACGCACGATCCCCCTCAGATGCTCAATCCTCCTCAGGAAGTTCCGACCCTGCTTTTGTTCCCTCCGTCAGCCGAGGATCTTGCAAGGTTGTCTGGTGAATAAATAATGAGCACGGTTGGAATGAGGGGCTGATCTACATGCTGTTGGCTTTGGTGGTTTCCATCGCGGTCAAGTAATTACCCCAAGACATACCTTTTCCATAATAGTAATCTCGTCTGTTTAGTTCGTAGATCTTGTGTTGGTCTACGTGTTCCATCCAGGTTCTGGTAGGTCCAATAGTCCAATACGCGTCCCAATCCGGAGTAAAGACCGTGTCATCGAGAATAACAATGGTGTCTTTGTGGGCCAAATGAAAACAGTTCTCAAGATCTGCCTTTGCGATTTCGTACTCATGTCCACCATCAATAAAGATAACATCGAACTTAGTATCGCCATTGAGCTGTCGATACATAGGAACCGTTACTCGACTGTCGCCGAGAAGTAGAGTGTGTCTATTTGGATACGTAGCATCGATGTATTTCTTTGCTACTGGCACATAGTCATGCCCTCCCAAATCAAACGATGTTAGCGTTAGGTCCTTGTTATTCTGTAAAAAAACTTCAGCAGAGTGTCCTGCATTAAATCCAATTTCCATGACATTTATGTTTGGTTTACTCGTCAAGCGAATTAGATCTTCTACTTGTTGCGGGGATTCCTGACTATATCCCTCAAACGAGAGAAATCCAACATTGTTCAGAAAGGCCGTAATTGACATTGTACTATCACAAATTGTATCTTTAAGCGTAATTACCACATGATCTCCATCTCCTGCACGCTCCAAAACTCCGAGGTATTATTGGGAAGCTGACGCCGAATGATGTACGGCAACTTCCTTTGCGCAATTTCCAACTTGGCAACCGTCCACAGAAACATGGGGTCGGATGTCTTGAGTCCCTTCAGATCCACTAAGGGCTTTGCACCCTCTGCGAGCTGTTGAGCCCGTGTAGCAATAAGAGCAGTGTACTCGTACTTTGTGAAGAAAGGCTGCGTAATCCTCGGTTGCTTGACCATCTCTGCCACCTCCTTGCGGAATACAGGCTTGACTTCGGGGTGGAGCTCCATACTTACTCTTGAGTTGAAGTTCTTTTATCCGTTTTCTCGCGTCCGCTCGTTGTTTCTTGCGAATACACAAATGCCTCTCCTCCCTACACAACCTTCAGATATCACGAGACTTGCGCGTGTTGTTGCAACGAACGTTGCTGATCCGGAGAAAAAGTCACGGACATTCGTGGCACCCGTGAAATACGATATTGGACCGATTGCGAAGGCGGAGTTTTTTGGAAGGGGAAGCGTACTCGCAGTCCCCACGTGGAAGTCGCCTGCATTCAGGGGTGGGCGTATTTTCCTTATCTAATCACAAATGCCTAACCTCTCGGCGTCCGATTACACAAGCTTTATTAAGATGCAGGCTGCATCGCAGTCCTATCGCAACGGTGCGATCCCGAAGAAGATTCAGACAAGTGATCAGGTCGTCCCTACGCAGTCTATCATGAACGCTCAGCTGCTTGCAAGCCAGGCGGCTGCGATCGTCACCCCGCGAAATGCTACAGTTAGTGCGGTGAATGGCGTTATGCAGCGTGTTCGGCCCTTCGTCGGACTTGGATATGTGAATCAACCTAAAAATTTGTCTACTGTGACCCGTTCGGGAACGCTGAGCTCCGGAAAGACCCAGCAGGTTGGTGGTCTCCCTCTTATAGGTGCAAAGGGCGATGGCGTCTACGCACCGGTTGCCCACCTTGCTCGGGTGGACACGAAGGCGACGGGCGCCTACAAGTCGGTTCGTCAGCCGGTCTAAGGGCCTCTGGCACTCTGCTTCCACGTCGCATCACACACTGCACACTGATACATCCAAACTACATTTTTGGCATCCAACTTGATGCCCACAATGTTGGACTCCTTACCCTTTGTCGGGCACGTAATGTTCGGACACTTCATGTTCGCGAACCGGGGCAGTGTCGGGTCGTGCTTAAGGTACGGATTGATAGAGTACTGAATTGAGGTATCCTGCAGGAGATCGTGATCGTAGACCACGGGCTTGTCGCGAGTGATCTGCTCCTCGTAAGGACACTGACGGCACTTGAGAAAGGCTGACCCATCTCGCTCTTCGATGTTGTACATCATGTTATCGCATTGAGTACAGAACTTCATTGTGTTGTTAGGTCTCCTTGTCTTTAAGGACTTCCATTTTTTATACGAGGTGTCCGCGTTCAAAATGGAACTTTGGCCACAAAGTAATCGGCCCTATTTATCACAGGATGCTTAAGTCTAAGCTTTCCGAATTCCTCAATGGTACGGGGAAGGACACCGATTTAGATAAGAAGTCTCGTAAGTCCGAAAAGGGCAGTGGATTGGACACCCATAACGGTATGGAGGGAACCTCGGGTTCCTGGCGAATTGCAGAAGATGATATGGACGAGTTCTATCGTCTCTATTGCGACTACCTTGACAACCATGGACCGCTCAATCTGACCGAGAAGAGCACGACAATTGGATCCATGCGTATCGATCTTGATTTCAAGTATGCCGGTAAGCTGGAGGATCACCTGCACACGCAGACTCAGGTCGTCAACTTTATGAAGGCGTACATGACGGAGGCTAAGAAGTTTCTCATCATTCCGGAGAGTGTTGAGATCTATGTCTCCGAGAAGCCGGAGCCAACATATTACTCTGCAGACCCGACCAAGAACAAGCCTGACTATTCAAAGTCCGGTATTCACGTCGTGATTCCTGATCTCAAGACTAATCATTTTGTTGAGGAGGAGATTCGCAGGGTTTTGCTCAAGCGGATGCCCGAGTTCTTCCCGGAGCTCCCGCTGTCTGACAAGTGGGAGAAGGTCTATGATCCGTCTCCGCTGACGCACACCTCCAACTGGACCCTGCTTGGATCCAGGAAGAAGGAGGGTACGCCGTATAAGATCAAGTACATTCTGGACTGGGATCCGGAGACCAATGAAATGAGCATTGATGATAATGTTCCGAGGCATTCGACGCCCGATCTGCTCAAGAAGCTCACGATCCGTGCGAGTCCTTCTTCAGAGACGCCCATGACGGAGGAGGCAAATTCTCGATTTCAGAAGAAGAAGGAGCAGGAGGACATCCGTGCATCTACGGGTGCTCAGCGTGGACGTGCAGCGGCTCGCGAGGAGGGTGAGAAGCGTGGATCTCGCGCATCCACTCCTGAGCGGAACACGTATCGGATCCCCTTATCCGATGACATGGTCGGCTATTACCGGAAACACGTGATGAATCTTGCTGAGTTCCGGTTCACGAGCTACGAGGACTGGATCAATACGGGTATCTGCCTCAAGAACATCCACCCCGACTCTCTGGAGACGGTCTTCTACGACTTCAGTGCGCAATATGAGAACTACGATCCGCGCCTGGCACAATCTAAGTGGGATAGCTTCAGTTTCCGTACGAACGGACCTGTCCTATCTGAGCGCAGTCTACGCATGTGGTCACGAATGGATAACCCCGGTGAGTTTGACAAGATTGAGCTGGAGAACGTGGAGGAGCTTGTGGAGGAGGCTACAAAGACGATGACGGAGCACGACTTCGCACGGGTGGTCTTTGCAATGTTCCGCGACGACTTCAAGTGCTCGGACTATGGTCAGAACGAGTGGTATTGCTTTGTGGGTCATGTGTGGCGCCTGACCAAGAAGGGCGTTGGACTCATCAAGAAGCTGTCCAGTGATGTCTGGCGCAAGTTCGTGGAGAAGGAGAATGCGATGGGTCGGTTGAAAGAGGTCACAGAACCCTGCTCCTGCGGTGGAAGTAGGAAGAAGGGCGAGGAGCCGGCTGAGCCCTGCGAGATGTGCAAGATTGAGAAGAAGAAGGCAAAGTATGTGGATGCCCAGAAGAAGCTGAAGACAACGGCGTTCAAGAAGAACGTGATGGAGGAGGCACGTCTGCTGTTCCTGGACGAGGAACTTGCAACCAAACTGGACACGAACAAGAACCTGATTGCCTTCAATAACGGTATCTTTGACACGCTGAACATGGAGTTCCGCGACGGAAAGGCAGACGACTATCTTAGCTTCTCAACTGGAGTGGACTTTCACAAGAATCGCCACTATACCGACTATGCTTGTTGGAACGATCTCTGGAAGTTCCTGAGCAGTATTCTGCCGGATCCGGAGGTTCTCAACTACTTCATGGCCCACCTTGCAACCTGCATGGTGGGTGGAAACCCAGCGCAGAAGTTTCACATTCTGACCGGATCGGGTTCGAATGGCAAGTCGATGTTGGTGATCTTGATGGCTACCTGCATGGGAACTTATGCATGCAAGGCTCCGATCACGCTGATCACACAGGACCGTGGTAAGGCAGGTGTTGCAAATCCCGAGCTGGTCCGTATGAAGGGTAAGCGCTTCGTCACCATGCAGGAGCCCGAGGAGGGAGCCAACATCAAGACGGGTCTGATGAAGGAGCTGTCCTCTTGCGAGAAGATCACTGCTCGTGATCTGTTTGCGGGGTCCAAAGAGATGATTGATATTGAGATCCAGGCGAAGTATCACGTGTCGTGCAACAACAAGCCGAAGGTGGATACGCAGGATGGTGGTACATGGCGCCGTTTGCTAGTTGTGGACTTCCCGAACAAGTTTGTTCCGAATCCTACTGCTCCGAATGAACTGCCGGATGACAAGACCATTCAGATGAAGGTTGAGAGTGTGGAGTGGGCTGAGTGTATGATGAACTAC